GAAATTTTCCGAAAAAAACCGTTTTCAGGACCCGGACCGGCCGAAAAATCCCCGGAGAACAGCCCCGGACCAGAGAAGCAAGCCGGGAGAACTCAATAACACGGGGAGAAATAACGAAGTATCACGGGAGGACACTTTATAATCCGGGAGCATTCCGGGAATATCCTATAATATAGAGTAACACGGGAATATATAGAGATACCAAAAAACAAGTAAAACGGGGAATAATAGAGAACCAAAGGAAGAACAGATTATATACATACACAGAGAGAAAAAATAAAGGGAAGGAGGAAGGGAAAAGACATATCCGCACGTATAAGGGGAGAAGGGCCACGGGAGAACGCCCGGAAACCGGGATCGGGAGACGGGGAAAAGGGATCGAGACGGGAGGACGGCAGGCAGGTGATCCGCCAGTTTTGCAGAGCAAAACGGACACGGGGAACCATGCCGGGAAGCATGCCCGCCCCAGTGATTATGTAATTCCGCGACAATCGAAAAAATACCGCAGGGGGCTACACTGTAAAAAGAGAATAGCAACAGAAAAACCGGAGAAAACCACCGGAAAAAGGACGGCCCAGACCCCCTTGCACCCCCGGCACCCCCGCATATAACGGGTCTTCATCCCTACGAATTTCTCTTTGTTTTTGGGAGTTGGATTGAATGGCGGATGGCGTGATGGTGTTCTGTCGGGGGACAATGGCGAAGCAGGAAGGTCGGTTTTGTGGAGTTTTTACGGGGATATGGTTCCCGGAGAGGCTTTTTGAGTAGTGGAAAAACAAAAAACACGCCGAAATCCCATAGTTTGGCGTGGAGTTGTTATGCTTCTATGGTTTTTGTTTATGTATTTTCGATAGACTACGATGGAATACGGCGCGAGCGATGCTTTTTGCGAGTCATTTATCAGGGATGGAGTTATTTTGCAATGGCGGGGCATTTCCGGCGATTTTCGGCATTTTACCCATGCGGAATTGCCAGAGGGGACACTTCTTCGTGTCGCAGATTGCCGGTCCCCGGCGCGAACCGCCCTGACAGTCGATGCAGAACAATCGGATCGCCCGGAGCGGCGTCGGATGTTTTTTGAATTTCTCCCGGATCGTCGGCATCCTGCCGGATTTTCGGAGTTCCATATACCGGCGATGCGCCTTTTCAATCGGAGACTCGGCGGGGTGTTTTTCGTCAGCGTGTTCCATAAAATCAGAAAAGCTCCATTTGCACCAAGAATTTCAGTTTCAGCGCTATTTCCGAAGCCTGCCGCATGGAATATGCTGCCTTACCGAGCATTCGTGCGGAATCAAGGAATGAAATTCCGGATGTAAATGCTTTTTCGGAAAGTTCCTGCGCCTGCATGCTGTATGCGCACTTCAGTTTTCGCAGACGATCTTCATCCGGTTTCATCCCATAAAAGAATCTCCCCACATCGAACCGAGTAATTTTTACCGCTTTGTCCGATCCAATTCCCGCCACCTCCGGGAATATCCTCACACCGTATCTATCACGTTCAAACATGGTGTTCCTCCCTGCGTTTGATTTCCATGCGGACGGTTTCGCGGAATTTCAGCCAGTCGGAGCGGTCGCAGTCCATGCCGAGCCGTTTCAGCCTCGATCCGGACGGCTCCGCATCATCGTGCCGCTGCGCGTCGGAAATTTCCTTATCCATGAGTTTCAGTTCATGGGTTCCAATTTCCCGGATTTTCGCGGTCGCCTCCCGGCAAAAATCATCCACACAGTAAGTCATCCTGCCGAGACAGTACCGAAATGCGTAGAAGTAAATCGCGGATTCCATTTCAGTCATCATTCGCCCCTCCGAAGAATCATTCCGATGATGCACCCGGCGACGATGATGCCGACACACTGATAAATCGCTTCCGGCCAATCCATTTTTCAATCCTCCTGTTTCAAATACGATATTCCTTCGTCAAAAAGTCACCGTCGCGGTCAAGGTGGCGGCAGCAGTCCAGTAAACAAAACGCCGCACATCCCCGTGGCAGAGATATGCGACCCCGGATGCCACATCCAGCGCGATCAAAACACAGGGGAAAACCATCGTAAAGGCGCTCTTTGCCACTTTATTTTCTCCTGTTCCACCAGTTTATGAGCAAACCGTCGCTGAAATTCCGCGTCGCATCGGCATTATGGTTTATCGAAGCGATCATGCCTGCTTTTTTGAAATCGCAATCCAGACAGCCTATTGCAGGAGGAGTGGCAAAACTGCCATCGATGAACGTCGGATGAAATTCGATATTCTCGGAGCCGCAGAACGGACAGGGTTTCAGTATTCGATCCATTTCAACCGTCGATCCTGTTCAAAAGTTTGCCGACACTGCAATTACAACATTCGCCGAAGCGACACGATTTGCCGGTCGCCGCGATCTCGCCATGCCGACACATCATGCAGATGTCATCCAGTTCCTTGTACATATCCGGAGCGGACACGATCAGCAGAGCGTTGGCGCGACGGACAGGATTGGTGGCGTCGATCCCGCCGCGCATGATGCCCCAAGGCGAATACGGCTGCGGTTCCTGCAAAAGCGTCTGCGCCACAGGAACCCCGTCGCAGGTCTCGATCCGACAATATGATTTATGGCGCAACCGCCACGGGCCGGGAGTGAATTTTTTCTTGCTGATTCTCATTTTACCTGTGAACGCTCATTTATTGCCGCTTTTGTCATTACCGCATGGATTTCATCGATCTCGTCCTGCGCTTCCGCGATAATCGTATCCGGGACGGTTTCATAATTGAAAATCGCATCAAGCAAATCGGAAATCACAGCGGCGCAGTCTCCGAGTTTTTTGTACATATCCGGGGCGCTGGCAATCAGTCGGTCGTTGGCAACCCGTTCACCATTATGTCCACGATAAATGGTAATTGCGATCCCATCGCCGTTTTTATCCAATATCGAATGACAAATGCGATGTCCTTTTCGAGGCTTTCTGATATGCCACGGTCCGGACGTGAATTTTTCGCTCATCTTGATTCTTCCTCCGTATTTTCGGCAGGAGCGCTCATCGCCATGCGCACTTTTTGCCGATATTTCAGCGTTGACGACTTGCGCCACCCGTCCGGACCGCCGTTATGGATCGCCGCCAGAACATCGAGTGTGGTTGGATGACCGGTCATCCGCGTGTAACGGCGACCGTAATGTGCGAGATAGATGCCGACCATTTTACGGCTCTTCACCGGATCGAACCGATCATCGTGTGTGTAACGCGTCCCCGCGATCCGGTTCACATCATCAACGTAGATTTTGCTGATCTGATAGAGTCCTACGGATCGTCCGCCGTCACCGACTGCGGATGGATTGCCGCCGCTTTCAACCGATGCAAGCGCCTCGTAAAAATCCACGGCGGACAAAACACATGGTTGCAATGTCAGAAATACTGCAAACATAAGTATTTTACACATCGGAAAATCTCCTTAATAAACTTCGCAGCATGGTGATTTCATTTTTCTTGTTTCCTTGCAACGGGGACGACTCTGTCCAGCAGTACTTTATGCCGAACATGTGGAGCAAGCGGACTTTTTTATCCCCGCCCTCGGCGATCTCGTAGCATCCCCACCCCGGCGGCAATTCGTCGGTGGAATGGACAACGCCGGGATTGGTGAGGTAAAACCGCCAGTCGCCCATGCCATGATCCGGCAAATCGAATCTAAAGAGTTTGCCCCGGTCGCGGAGAAAGTCGGCGCGGCTTACCTTGCACTCAAACAGGATCGACGCGCGGCACGTCCAGCCTATCGCATCCGGAATTTCACCGGTACTGTTGCATGTCACCAATTCCGACAAAACCGGATAGCATTTCCAGCTCATCAGTTGTCGCTTCGCGTGGCAAATGAGCATTTTATGATTCATTTACGCCCCCATCTTCACGCTCCAAAAGCGAATGCCGCCAGTTGGATGCGTCGAACTGCCCCCGGCAATAGCGCCATTTCCGCCCCGGAGTGCCGTCGTCGTGACCGACCCATGCCGTTCTGAGCGGGAAAGGCTTGACGCGCCAAAAGAACGCATGACCGTCACGGTTCACGGCGACATACCGCCATTTCGGGTCGTTTTTGACGCGGTCGAAGATCGACTGGTCAAAAGTCGGAACGACAGGCTCCTTTTCTGGGCGCGGTTTGGCGAACTTGATGCGGTGTCCGGCGAGGATCGCGTGCAGACGGCGGATTTCGGCGCGGGCATCGTCGAGCATCTTCTTGGTGGAAAGCGTAATGCACTCCTGCTGTTTCAACTCGTGTTCGCAGCTGCGAAGCGAGGACTCCGCGACATTCATCCGGACATCGCACCCCATATAGTCGAGGATCGCCCCCGCCGCAGTTTCAAGCGCGTCGCCGATCTCCTTGGCGGTGAACTCCTGACTTTCCGTCCGTCCGCGCCGCCACAGTATGTATTTGCAGAGCGTATGATACGCGATATTCAGTTCAGTCTGCTTTGTGCTGTCCATAAAACATCAGTCTCCATAGTCTATCAGTTTCAACTTGTTTCCGAATCTTCCGATGTTCGAGAAGTGCCTGTCAACAGGCAGACACGCCTTGGCACACCGGGCGAAAAAGAAATTCAGCACCCGGCGGTCATTGGCCGGTACGCCGATGTCCGAAAATGTCTCGTCCGCCCGTTCCATCACGACGCACAGCCCCATCGGATCGCCATACAGCACCCGCGCCAGCATCGGATGTTTCATCTCCCGCCAGAATTTGCGTTCCTGAAGATTGGCAAGCAGTCCGTTGAGAAATGACTCCCATGAGCAAAACATCGGGATTTTAACCGCAACGCCGCGCAGAAGAAAAACACAACGGGTCGCACCTTTGCGCAGTTCAATTTTTCCCATCAGTATTGCCCTCGTCGGTTTTTTTGTAAAATCGATGCAGCATCTTCAGAAAATTTCCGTAAATATCATCAAACGTGTATGTCAGAGACTCTTTCGCATCATCATCGTAGACGACTCCGCGATCATCCAGTATATGTACTGCCGCGTGCAGACACTCGTGCGCCAGCGAAACATATTGATCGGTATGGAAGTTCATTTCCGGCAGCCAAATGCAATACCCCGTGACATGGCCGTCCGTCTGCGAGAGCATCCGGAACGAAAGCGCACAGAAATCCTCGCTCCACCGTTCCCTGTAATTGCAATGATGCCGCCGTTTCAGATATTCAAGAAAACGCTCCCTCGCGCCGACGTACAAAACTACTTTTGCTCCCCACTGGGAAGAACGATATACGAACGCCATGTTCATAATCTTCATTTCGCTGACTTCCCCCATGCGAAAGCAAGTGTCAGACGATGACACGAGCGGCAACAGTAGAATTTGCCGACCTTGCGGATCGTCTTGATCTTGCCGCAATACGGACACTGCGGATACAGTCTCCCAGTATCCGGAAGATCAAAAAATCGCGGGTCGTGCGAAGTAATCTCGCAGACATTCTTTTCCGTTACGGAGTTTTCCATGTCATTGTCATTCTGCGGCAACATATCGCACCTATCCCTTGATGACCGCCAACGGGACGAGCCGGACGACCGGTGCCACCAAATCGGACTGCTCCGCCATGACCGCATCGATGTTTTTGTAGGCGGACGGCGCTTCATCGAGGTCGGCGGCGGCGCGGATTCCATGCACCACGCCGAGCGCGTCCATTTTTGCGATCTCCGCGCCGAGGTCCAAATCTTCGCGGGCTTTTTTGCGCGACATCCGGCGACCGGCTCCGTGCGAACAGGAACACATCGATGCCTCGTTTCCGAGACCGGAGACAATGTAGGAACAGCTGCCCTGCGAACCGGGTATGATCCCGACCGTTCCCTTGCGGGCGAGGGTCGCGCCCTTGCGGTGGACCATGACATTCGCTCCGTAGTGATGTTCCATCGCGGCATAGTTGTGGATGATGTTGACCGGTTCGTCAAATTCCGCATCCGGAACGACCGCCCGGATCGCCGACTTCACCGCGTCGGCGATATGCGCACGGTTCGCCATGCCGAAGCGGACGCAAAGCTCCATTTCGCGCAGATAATCATCGTATTCCGGCGTTCCCTGCGGCAAAAACGCGAGTTCGCTGCGGACGCAATCTTCGTGACGCCACATCGCGCAGAGTTTTTCCGCGAGTTGGTTGTAATGGTCGGCGACTTTCTTGCCGAGATTGCGGGAACCGGAATGGACCATCAGCCAGAAGCATCCGTCATCGCCCCATTGCAGTTCGATGAAGTGATTGCCTCCGCCGAGCGTGCCGATCTGACGCCGCGCGCTCTGAAACTCGGAGCGACAGACGTTGGTATCCTGCCACGCTCGATCCAGAAACAGCGCATCATCCTGCGGCATCTGATGGTGGACAAAACCGACCGGAACAGTTTGCCGGATGATCGACATCATTTGGCAAAGCACTTCCCGCGACGGTTTTACCGCAACGGAGGTTTTTACGGCGATCATCCCGCATCCGATGTCCACACCGACCATATTCGGACAGACCGCGTTTTTCAACGCGACCACGCCGCCAATCGGCATTCCGTAGCCCTCATGCGTATCGGGCATGAGGCAGACGTTTCCGATCAGACACGGATGATGCGAGATGTTTACCGCCTGTGCGACAGCACCGGACTCCGGCGCATCGCACCATGACAAAATGTTTTCTGCAAGTTTTTTCACTGGTTGGCTCCTTCGGTGAAATCCCCCGGCGAGATTCGCCCGCCGGGGACAGGTTATGCTTTCTTGTGATTTGCGATGACGTAGGCGATATACTTCACCACATTGTCGTTCCAGCCGTAGATCGGGTGGATGCCGTATTTGGCGGCATCCGCGTCGGAAAACGGATTGGTGACGTAGGAATCTCCGCGCAGAATGAATGCCTCGGCGCGGGAATTTACCCGGTGCCGATAGTCGATCCACGATTTGATCCAGCTCTGACCGTTGCAATAACGGGTGCCGTATTCCTCGGTATCGGTGATGAAGATGAAGAAATCACGCTTCACATTGTTCTCGATGAGGAACCGGAGCGCACACGACATATCGGTGCCGCCGTTGAAATCCACCAACGCGTTGATGTGCGAAACGATACTGTCGTTTTTCGGCACGTTCCACTTCCATACATGATCCGACCACGGCACGATCTTGCAGTCTTTGAGACCCTTTCGGAAGAATCCCGTAAACATCCCGGCAATGTCGATGAACCGCAGGTCGCCGCTGTTTCCGCAACGATTCTGCATCGACCCGGAAACGTCCGGACAGACCGCCCACGAGTATTCGTTGAACACACCCCAATCGTATGCCGCGACGTATTCGTCAAGGACCTGCGCCAAGAGATCGCGGACATCCCCATTGGCGATGTTCATGTAGGCGGTGTAGAGCCGGAACGGGAAAACCCGCGCTTTTTGGAAATTTCGCACCGTCATTTTCTCTTCGGCAAGGCGGATGTCCTTCTTGAACACACCGGCGCGGTCGAACTTGTTCAGATACTTCATAAAGCGCATGACCGGCGACAACCGGGCAATTTCGCGCCATACGGAGACATCGAACTTGTCGTAATACGCGGTCAGGCTGTCCACATCGAGATCGAACTCGCGCAGGATCGCGCATGCGGACGACCGGTCGCCAGCATTGACCGCATCAATGAAGTGCTTGTGCGCCGAAAGCGCGGGATACTTCGCGTAGGCGGCATCCTCCTTTTCGTTCGTCCACGTTTTCAGTCTGTCGCCGTACCCGGCAAGAATATAGCCGAAGATCGGGTCGGAATCGCCCTTGTACCGGACCAGTCGGATGGCATCGGCGATCTGACGGCGGTACTTCTGCGCGTAGTATTCGTTGACATGACCGGCGATCCAAGTGGAAATCGCGGTCTTTACGGAGCGGCCGAGACCGCGCCCGGCCTTGCAGAGTTCGATGAAGTCGATCAGGTCATTGCCGGTCCTGACGATCTCACCGAACACCGCTTTGAATTTTTCCGGAGACTTTTTGGAGAGTTCTACCAATCCGAGGATCGGAAAAGTACGGATGAAACCCTCGGTACGCCCAAGAACGATGGCATCGGCGATGCTGTCGGCGTCGGAGCGCTTCAGAAGTTCCAACGCTTCCTCGGTGGTTTCTTTGGCGGTCGCGTAAAATGACGCGCCGAGCGTTCCCGTCATGGCGAACTGCCGGAGAAGTTCCGCGTCGGACTTACTCCATGCCATGTCGCCCTCATGGTTCACGGTATCCGCCGTGTTCATCACGTCGTTTCTGCCGCGAACAATCGCTTTCGTCTGTCTCATAAAACACCTCACTGTTTATGGTTGAGTAATTGCGGTGAATGAATGGAGGAAACCCATTCTGCAATTTTGAGTCGCGTTGAAAGTTTCCAGCGCACACCGCAAACAAATCAAATGGTAGCGGGACCCGGAGTCGAACCGGGCTGAACGGAGTATGAAACCGTCGAGCGTCCGCTGCTCTATCCCGCAACGAAAAACCGGAGATGAATGATCGACCGATGCTTTCACCCGGAATCGAACCGGGAGAGTTTCCTTGGCATGGAATTGATAAACCATTTATCGTTGAAACATCATGTCAGCACATCTCCTTCACAAAATTGCCGCATTCCGGTCATCTCCGGTCAAGGAGCCAACAAGGAGCCGGAAAAATCCGGCTTGCGGCAAAAAGGAGACCGAGTAATAAGGAGACGAAGCGTCTTTCATGCGCCTCTAACCAGTTGGGCTACCTCCGAGATGAATCGGCGGAGAAACCGTCAACTCATCTCGGAGGGCGGGACTCGAACCCGCAACACTCATGCTCCCAGTTGAAACTTCGTCGGCAACTCGGTCAAAAAAGGAATCCGGGGAATGGGGTCGGGAACACTTTTAAGCGCTCTACCATTGAGCTATCGCATCGGCATAACGTCGGCGCGAAAAGGAGTCGAACCTTCAACCTCTACGTTACAATCGTTGAATGTTCCCGGAACACCCCGGATAAATTTTCAATCAGCACGGGAGTCGATGCGGCTCCGTTGTTACATCGACAATATATCACAAGGAAAATCAAATGGCAAGCGACATTAACGGCTTTTTTCAAAAAATCTTTTCTTCCGCATAGGATAAGCGTAGTTTTATACTTAAAATTGAAAAATTTTGCAATTTTTGCAGAATATCGTTTGAATAATTGATTTCCTTGTGATATAGTATGGCATAAACCAACAAGGAGGCAACCATGAGCATCACATCATTCACCGCCCCGGACGGTCGTTTGGGGTATCGAGTCCGCGCAAACATCGGCAAGGACAACAACGGACGGTACATATCCAAGTGCCGCACCACCTACGGTACGGCGCGTCAGGCACAGGAGATCGAAAAGCAGATGAAGGCGGCGGCAGAGCGGGTCAAAAACTGCCGGACAGAGGCGGAGATTTACGCCAAGATGCGGTCCGTTATGGTCAACGCTTCCCCGGTGCCGCTCAAAAAAGCGTTCGACAAGGCGATGACGAAGCCGACCAGCCGCAGTTCCAGCGAAGTGAGAACGAATACGAAACGCGGATGCTGGATGGATTTCGTCGAGTGGATGACGGAATACGCGCCGCTCATCAACCACATGCAGGACGTGACAAGTGTGCATGCGGAGAATTACATTGCATTTTTGCGGAAAAACGGGTCGTACTGCCGATTCCGGGATACCAAGATGCCGATAAAACTTTCCAACGACACGCTGAATTTTTATCACCAGACCATCGAACAGGTTTTCAATCTGCTCAAAAACGAAACCGGGATGCACGAAAATCCGTTTGGAGACATCGTCAAACTCCCGGCGAAGCACGCCGAGCGCGACGCTTACACCGAGGGACAACTGAACACCATATTCCTGAAAGCCGACCCGTATCTGCATCCGTTGTTTTTCATCGGACTTTTCACCGGGCTGTCGGAGGGAGACATCTGCACCCTACTGAAAAGCGAGATCAATTTCGCGCATCACCACATCTACCGGAAGCGGAACAAGACAAAGGGAACATCCGGCAGAATTTCCGCAATCCCGATGCTGCCGGTGCTGGAAGATTTGTTGAAAGAACTGGTCTCGGATGCGAGCAATCCGGGAGATTACGTGCTGCCGCAACAGGCGGAAGATTATCTGCACGACCGGTCCATCGTCAGCAGAAAAGTAAAAAACTTTTTGGAAATCGACTGCGATTTCGACACCCGCCGGAAGATCGAGGGACGTTCCCGCGCTCAAAGCACGCTTGATTTCCACAGTCTGCGCCATACTTTCTGCTCCATCGCCGGAACGGTGGGAATACCGCTTACCGTGGTCAAAAGCATCGTCGGACACATGACCACCCGCATGACCGAACTTTATTCTCGTCATGTCGAAGAGCAGGAACGGCTGCACTGGATACAGCTTTTCGGAGACAGGCTGAAATCCCTGCCGAATCTGCCCGTCGCGCGTATGGAGACGGATGCGGAACCGGAACGCGCGGAACTCATCGAAGCGGCCAAATCTGCGGACATCGAAACCGTCCGCAGAGTTCTCGCCATACTGCGCGAATCGGCATAGCCGGTCGGAAAAAAAACTCATTCATCGGCAGACTTCGGTCTGCCTTTTTTGTTTTCAGGAATCCGCGATTCACGTTGACAATCGCGGAATAGAAAACGAAAAGGACAGATGGATGAGCGGCATCATCAACAAAAGACAATCGGTCGGCAGAGACGAATTTCTCGCCGCCATTCCGGGGAGCCACGGGCAACTTGCCCCCATAGAACAGCAACTCAACTGCACTCGTGGCGCCTTGCGCGACGCAATGGCGAAGTATCCGGAGATAAGAACGGAACTTGCAGACGAACTGGAACGCGACAAGGACAGAATCATCATCGCCATGATCGCCGACAGCATGAACGGCGACGAGCGATCCAAAGGCAAGGCGCGAGAGACGCTGCTCAAAGCCATCGCCCGTGATCGCGGATTCGGCGAACGACTGGAAGTCACCGGAGCCGAGGGCAAACCGCTGGTGTTTCTACACACCGCCGCAAAAATCCTGCCGGTGGAGGGATGGGCGAAAAACGCCGCCATTTACGCGGAAAAGGAGAACGCGGCCATCGAAGCGCAGATTTCCGAAGTTCTCGACGCTCCGCAACTGCCCGGAGGCCGATGAATGGCGACCTCGCCCAAATCCCGAACCGAAAGCAAGAGGAACGAGCGGCATTACTATCCTACTCCGAAACAGGAAATCGCCCTCGGATGTCCTTGCAAGACCATATTTTTCGGCGGTTCGCGCGGCGGCGGCAAGTCGCACTGTTGCCGGTTCAAAATCATGCAGCACGCGCAGCTCTACGGTAAAAACGCCCGGATGATCTTCATGCGCAGAAGTCTGCGCGAACTTGAACAGTTCATCGACCAATGCAAAATCATGTTCGACGGCATCGCAACGTGGAAAGAGCAGAAAAAAAGATTCGAGTTCATCAACGGGGCAATCTGCGAGTTCAACTATCTGGAAGGGGAGTCCGTCCATAATTACCAAGGAGCGGAGTTCACGCTGATAATCCTCGATGAAGTCGGGCAGTTCGACAGTTACGACGACGTGAAGCTGCTGAAAGGGTGTCTCCGATCCGCCGCAGGCGTGCCGTGCCAGCTTTTTATGACCGGAAACCCCGGAGGGCGACTGCACAATATCCTCAAGGCGGAGTTCATCGATCCCGCACCGCAGGGCATGGTTCCGATCATGGATACCGACCCGAACGGCAGGGAACTCGGAACTTACCGGGTGTACATCCCGTCAACCCTGTTCGAGAATCCTCACCTCTTGGAAAACGACCCGGAATACATCAGCAATCTGCTTCAGGTCGGCTCTCCGGAAATGGTGCGGGCATGGATCAAAGGCGACTGGAACATCATCTCCGGAGGCGCGTTCGACAAACTCTTCGACCGGGACATTCACGTCATCCGACCGTTCCGCATCCCGGCATCGTGGCGTATCGTGGAATGCTACGACGACGGGCTGACGAAACCCGCCGCCGCGCTCTGGTTCGCCATTTCGGACGGAAGCGATTACCATCTTCCGAACGGAGAGCGCAGATCGTCGATTCGCGGGGATGTCTTCATCATCGCCGAATTGTACTTCTGGACCGGGAAGCCAAACGAGGGGACCGCAGAAAGCATCCAGAGCAAGGCTGAAAAAATCAAGCGCAAGGAAAAAGCGCTGGGGTATGAAATCAGTCAGAGGATCGCCGACTCCGCGATCTTTTCGACAAAGGCGCACTCCGCCGCCGACGAGTTCATGGAAAACGGCGTCGCATTCGACCGGTGCAACAAGGCCCCCGGCACGCGCATTCAGGCGGCAAGCCTATTCCGCAACGCTCTGATGGGAGCGCTTACCCGTACCGGGAAGCCGGGAATCTTCTTCTTTTCAACCTGTATCAACTGCATCCGCACGATACCGACGCTTCCCCGCGACCGGCAGAACCCCGACGATGTGGATTCCAAGGCGGAGGATCATTGCTTGCACGGAGACACGATCATTCACACGTTGGAGTATGGAAGCGTGCCGATCAGAGAACTGGTCGGGAAAACGGGACATTGCATGACCGCAGGGGGATATTACGCTAAATTCAATAACTGCAAGTGTTTTCAACACGATGCGGAGATGTTGGAGATCGTCACCGTTGACAATCGGCGAATAGTGTGTACGACAGATCATCGGATATTGACCGATACACACAATTACGCGGAGGCGAAAGAATGGATGTCAAAGTCATTTCGGAAACTCAACAAGATTTCAACGGTGAGACTTACTACAAGTGCGGAGAGTATTTCCAAAACCAAGGCAAGCGACTGCACAGGGCAGTATGGGAACACCACTTCGGACCAATACCTGACGGAGCGGTTGTCCACCATATCAACGGAGATAAAACGGACAACCGCATCGGCAATCTTGCGCTTATTGCAAGCAGAGGGGATCACTCCCAACTGCATCAAACCGCAAATCCAAAATTCGCCATGCCCGAAGAGTGCATCGAGGCGGCAAAAGACTGGCACAAATCCGCAAAAGGGCGAGAATGGCATAAATTCCATTACGAGCAACACTGCGCGAGCAAAATGCACGGGACATTCCAAAACACTTGCGTCGTTTGCGGAAAAACTTTTGTTTCCGGAAGATCGGACGCAAAATTCTGCTGTGCGTACCACGCCCAAATGCACCGAAAACAATCCGGTGTCGATGACGAACAGAGAACTTGTATCGTCTGCGGAAGCGGCTTTACTTGCAACAAATATCTGCACACTCAAACCTGCTCGCGGGATTGTAAGCGAAAACTTATCAGTAAAAAGCATCTCGGTATTAAAAGAAAAAAGTGACGCATACTGTCTGACGACCGATGCGACGCACAGCATCGTCGTGAATGGCGGAATCGTAGTCGCCAACTGTTACGACTGCATAAGTTATTTGTACTTGAGCGATTACGACGCGCGACCGCAGGTTTACGCGGCAGGGAATTATTAGGTGAAACATGGATGAAAAAATCAAAAAACTCATGCTTGCGCTGACCGCCCATGCCGACGATCTGCAACTCTATGCGAACGGCATCGCGGAAGACGCCGAAGCGGAACTTGCGGCGACCGAGGATGCCATTTATTCGCTGATCGACGCGCTGTATGAACGGTATGGAGAACTTGGTCTGCGGATGGACTACCGGACGGTCAAGTATCTTGAAACCCTGAAGCGGAAAATTCAGGAAATCAGGGCCGCCGCGTTCGATGACGACGAAGATGATCTGGATGAGGCATCAGGAGAAGTCGTTGCCGAAGAAAGCGAATTTCTTGCCGACTTTTTTGCCTTTCTGACCGGAGCGGTCATTTCCGCGCCGAAGGAAGCCGAACTGACCCGTATCGCCCGATACGGCATTTACAACGGGAACACCAGAAAGCAGATTTTCGACAGGCTTGCATCCGGAGACGCGGACAGGATATACGATGCAATCGCCGATTCGTTCCAAAAGGGGAAGTCGGCCGATGAAGCGGCGCAGGCGGTACGACGGGAACTGCGAAAAACCGGACGTTACGTCAAATCCGAGGTTGATGCCGTCATCAACGGAGTCGCCAACGACGCGGCGCTGGCTTTCGCCGCAGCCAACCGGACAAAACTCGTTTACAGCGCGGTCTTGGACGATCATGTGTGCGAAGAGTGCGCCGGGTTTGACGGAAATGTATTCAATTACAACGATCCGGACATTCCGTCGCTTCCCCGGCATATCCACTGCCGATGCCGACTGGTCCCGGCGATGGGCGGAGAAAAAACGGCAGTTCCGACATCGTTCGCGGAATATCTGTCTTCCCTGCCAGCGAGCGGACAGCGCAAACGTCTCGGAACGGCGAAATACGCCGCTTGGAAATCCGGGGACTACAAACTCAAAACCTACGAGACTCCGAATCCCGGTCAGCGCTTGAGTATGGCGGAAGTCAAAGCGCGGCACATGGAGATGATGCGTCAGACGAACGTCGATTTCAATCCGCACGGATTTATGAAAATTTCCGCTCCGATCATCGGAAAATCCGTCGAATCGCTCCGGCGATACACCTGCGGAGAAGACGGGATGTACGACCGGATAAATCGCTATATGCGTGCGGCGGGCAATGCCCCGAAAGATAAACTGCTGGATGGAATGGTCGCCGACATCAACTACATTTTGAGCATGTCAACACTTGATCGGGATTTGACCGTTTTCCGAGGAATGAAAAGTGAGCATTTGTTCAACGCCTTGACAACCGGGGCAAAGGAAATTCCAATAGATGCGTTTCAAAGCACATCCATTGTCCGGGAAATTTCCGAAAAATACGCGGGAAACGATGCCGGGAAATCCATCCTGTTGAAAATCAAGTTGCCGAAAGGAACGCACTGCGTGGATGTGTCGAAAATCAGCTCATCTCCCAACAAGGAGGAAGAAATTCTTTTGAACCCGACTGGAAAATTCTCGATCAATGGTGTATATTACAACGAGACCAGCGGAATGCTGGAGGTGGAGGCGATTTATGAACAATGAAAAAATGAAGCAGGTTCTGGCGGGGCAATGGGAAGAAGGTATCCATTGCGTAACGCTTGCCATTTTCAGAGGTTCGTGGTCGTATGCAAAGTTCCTTGCCACCAATCCCGATGCCAAGGCCAAAAAATACGTTGATGACTGGCTGAACGGGCAACTGGCCATGCCGGAACACAAGGGGAAAGTCATCCCCGGTTTCAACGGCTGACCCCTGATTGAATCAACGCCAGAAGAATCCCCGTCCATCCCGCGACGGGGTTTTTGTTTCCCTATACTTCTCCCATCATCCGGCGCGTAACGCCGCGATCCGTGGATGCGCCGCCGTACTGTTGACAATCGCGGAATAGGCGGACGCAGAAATCTTATAATGGGAGAAAAGCATGACACCCAAGTTTACCGAATCCGATATGGATAAAATCATATCCGGTCTTGCTTTTCCCGGATACGGCGATCTCGTGGAACTCCGGGAACTCGTGGACGACTGTCTGGCCGGTCAGAGGACGATCAAGGAGCGCGGCAAATATCTGCCGCCGACGAAATGGCAGGAAAAGTACCCGGAGAAATACCGGGAGTTTCTGTTTCGCGCCCTGTTTCCCAACGAGACGAAATACAGTCTCGACATTTACGAGGGGCTGTTCAATATCGGCGACCCGCAGATTGCGCTGCCGGATGACGGAAAAATGAATTATCTGGTGTCGGACGCATCGGTGACGCGGGACAGCCTGAAGCAAATCCAAGTCCGGCTGAACAAAGAGCAGATGACCCACGGACTGCGACTGCTGCTCTTGGAGGTGCGGGATGATGAAAAAAGACCTTTTTATATTCAGGAATACGGGGCAAACAAGTTTCTCCGGGCGCATTTCAACAGCGAGATGATTTCCGGGGAATCCATCGCCGACTGCGTCCTTCTGAACGAAACAACGCTTGTCAACGACATCCGCAACTGGACCTATCGCAAGGTGGTGAGACTGCGCATCCTCGGACTGGACGCCAACATGGAGTATTACCAAAGGTCGGTGTCACCGGATGAACTCAAAGAGATCGACATCTACCACCCGCCGCAGGACGAACGGACCATCTACCCGGCATTTCAGAATCGGAGATTCAACCGCATCCCGCTGGTGTGGTGCGGCGCAAGCGGAAACTCCGGGACGAGCATGGACCAGCCGCCGCTCCTGTCGATGGCGCAGACGGAACTGAAACTCTTTCTGTGCATGGCGCACAACAGCCAGCACATCTATATGAACACACAGGAAAGCATCGTCATCACGGGCGCGAGCAATACATTCAAACTGACCGATGACGAGTTCGTCGCCGGTTCGGTGGTGGTGATCCCCGGCGAGAACGCCAAGGCGCAATACCTATCGACCAACGGGGTCGGTTTCGATGCCGAGGAAAAGGAGATCGCCAGACTTCAGGAGTCCATCGAAGCGAAGCGGCTGTCGCTGATGAGCGCCAAAAGCCACCAGTCGGGGACGGTGGTCGGACTGGTGCAGAACAGCCAGTCAGCGCCGCTGCGGACCATCGTGACGGTAAGCGGGAACTCCATCACCCTGATCCTGCAATACATGGCGAAGTGGATGGGATACGCGGACGGAGAAATCGACGGTATCCGGTATGTTCCAAGTCAGGCTTTCGCCAATCCCCGGTTCAACCTCTCCGAGTTCATCGCACTGTGCAAAGCGGTCTGCGACGGCGAAGTACAGATGCTGGAAGAAGACCTCTACACGATGGCGAAGGAAAGCTGCTTCATCAGCTCGAAACTGCCGTGGAAGCAGTTCAAAGCCAAATACGACATCGAATGGGAGGACCGCCAGAAGAAGCAGGGCACGGTGGCGAACGGCACGGGGAACCCTTTTGTCAATACGAGGAACGACAAATCGGGAAAGGATGCGGAAAATGAAGAAAATAACTGATTTTTTCAAACGGCTTTTTGCAATCCGCGTCATTATTTCCGGAGTCGAAGCCATCGACGATGATTTCGACAAGTGTCACGTGTGTTGCATGAACCGCAAATGCGCCATGCACCATCCGGAGGCTTGGACCTGCAACTGCAAGAGCATTTTCATCGATCACGACGGGAAATGCACGACATTCGTGCCGAAGGACGGCGTACATGGCGAATTTCCTCTCCGCTGACGGGATAAAACTTTCTTTCCCCGTAGAACCTTTGCCCGTACAGTCCGCCCGGTTTTATCGGTCCGGAAGATTTCTGCGCTCCTATCAGCCGGAAAAGATTACGTCTTTCAAGCAGTTCATACGGATTTATGCGTCAAGCCAGCTTCCAGACGGATTTCAGATTCTCGACTCCCCGCTTGCAGTCGAAGCGGACTTCGTATTCCTGCCGCCGCAATCCATACGTAAGAAAGAACGGGCGAAAATAGCGTCTGGCGAAATCGTCTACAAGGACAGAAAACCCGACCTCACAGACAATCTGATGAAAGGAGTCGCGGACGCGCTCACCGGAATCGTCTGGACCGATGATGCGCGGGTATGTGAAGTGAGAAGCCGGAAAAGATACGGCACGGCACCGGGAATTTTTCTCAATATCAAGGTATTGTAAAAAATGGTGCCGCCGGTGGGAGTCGAACCCACAAACAACGCGTTTTGAGCGCGCCCGATATGCCGATTCTCTACGGCGGCAACATGGTGCCACCGGCAGGAGTCGAACCTGCAACAAACGGAATCTGAATCCGCTTCCTATGCCAATTCGGACACGGTGGCAAAAAAATGGTCCGCCCGGAGAGACTTGAACTCTCAATACGTCGTCCCTCAAACGACGGTGTATGCCGATTCCACCACGGGCGGATGGCGGAGGACGCAGGTGTCGATCCCGAATGTATGAAACATCCTGCCGGGTTCAGACCGGCGGCAAGAGCCGTCTTGCTTCATCCTCCATAAAAAACGAAAAATGGCGGAGGACGGAACACTCGAAGTCCATACTTTTACGTACCGTCTGTTTTCGAGACAGCGCCCGGAACCTTCCGGGTTCATCCTCCGGCGGAAGTGAGAAGAATCGAACTCCAATCGCTTTCCGGCGATCCAATCGGTTTCCGGCCGACGCCTGATCCAATCAGGATTCACTTCCAAAAATGGCGGAGGGCACCGTAGTCGAAACGGAACGGGGTTTGACCGTCGCACTGTTTAGCAGACAGGCCGTCCGCCTTGGACGTTTACCCTCCATCAAAAAATGGTGGGCGATGATAGAGTCGAACTATCCGGCATCCGCCCGGCAGAACGAGGCCAACGGATTTACAGTCCGCCGCCGGGAACATCGCCCGAATTGTCAATCAGCAGAAGACGCAACGGTCTTCCTTCTTTCTTTGACATCTTCAGGTGGATGTGTCGGAGATGCCAGAAAACTCCCCGAAGGGACCCGGCGCGATGAGAGAGGAGGAAAGAAGAAGCCTGTCCAACCGCGTCACCCGTCAAAGCGACAGATAACTTGACAAGCCGTAATAAGACAAAGCAGGAACGGCGACCGCCGCGAGGCGGCCGCTGAAGACATTTCGATTTTTGATCTCGTTCTTCATCGGACGTTCCTTTTTTTTGCAACTATACGCAAGTTGTCAACCAACAAGAGCGCGAACGCGGAATTTAGCCTGCCGCCATCCCTTGCGGACGCGCATAATCATCATACAGTATCCGCATGTTTCGCTTTTTTCTTCGCCGCTCGGCGCTCCGCCTTCAATTCAGCCCGGACAAGTTCGCGGGCACGATCAAGCAGTTCCGATTCCAGTTCCGGCGTGATCTCGCGTCCGGCGGTTTTCGCCTCGAACACCAGTTCCGCAAACTTCAACGATTTGCGGCGGATGGTATCCTTGATCGTTTCGGACTGGCGCGCGAAAGTTTCGGCGGTACGGCAGTTTTTCGCCTTTTCAGCGAGTCTGCTCGCCAATTCCGGATTTTCCTCGCGCCACTTTTTCAGCCGCTCGGCGCTGCTGCGGTTCATCGCTTCGCGCATTTCGGGTGTCCGGCGCTGCGCGGCGAGAGCCTTTTCCGTATTTCGGCGGCGGATGTATCTGATGACCGATTCCCGCACAAATCCGGAAATGTCCCCGCCGCAACACGGGCAAATATATTTTTCTGTTTTCATCTGACCACCTTTTGATTGCCTTGTGATACAATATCACACATTCTACGATTTGTCAACCGATATATAAGATTTTTGCCGCAGATTGCCGAATCGTGCCTCCGTTGACAAACCGGGAATAGGCGAAAAACCTGCAAAGATGGTCTTGGCAGGTCCCGGTCAAGATGGTCTTGGGCGGAAAACCACAGGAGAATGACGATGATTAAGTTGGCGTATGCCTCGTTGGACGAGGTGCCGGAAGCGGTGCGCGGTTTCTGCACTGTCGAGGGGAATGTCGTGTCGTTGGACGAGACGAAGATCAAAACCCAAGCGGATGTGGATGCCGTATTGGAGGGAAAACGCAAGGAGGCTGCGGACCACAGCGCGACCAAGGCGAAACTGGCGCAGTGGACGAAACTCGGCGACTCCCCCGAAGCGGTACAGGCGCAGCTGAACGATCTGCAAAGCAGGGCGGGAAACGCGAACGACCAGACGGAACGGATCGCCGCGCTGCAAAGGGACAAGAATCGCATCTCAAGCGATTACGACACCCTCAAGGCGGACTTTGACAAGATCAAACCGGAATACGACCAGATGAAAAAGCAGATTCACGAGTCGAAAGTCTTCGACGTTCTGGAGAAATCCGTGAACAAACTTCAGGGCATCGACGCCGTGCGTCTCACTCGCGCTCTCCGCAAGGATGTCGCTCTCGGCCTGATCGATCTGGACGAATCCGGCGAGGGACTGGTCGTGAAGACCGGAGAGAAATTTTCCGATTACGCGATGTCGGTGGCCAACGATTTCAACTTCAAGGCTCCGAACACTCCCGGAAGATCGAACCCCGGAATCGAAAGAATCCCGACCAGCGTCAAGCCGAACGACAAGGAAGCCCCCGACAGCGGTTTCCTTGACGACGAGGAAAAGAATTTGCTCGACAAGTAAACAATCGGAGAAAAACAAATGAAAAACACCCTGAAGAACCTCAACGTGTTCCTCAAGCCCCATCAGAAGGGGATCATCAACAAACTGACCGAGGAAAACCCGATCATCGACACCATTCCGGTGCGCGCGGCTTCGCACGGCATCTACAACGTGTATCCCACGATCAGCGAGATCACCGGGATGTCGGAAGTCGATTTCGACGAAGAACTGCCGACCGTCGGCATCAGCTTTGAACTCGGCCGGACCAAACTCGGCAAGATCGGCGGCAAGCTGCCGATCCCGAAGGATGCCGCCACCGAGGTCGGCGGATACTCCGCCTACGCCGATGCCCGTCTGCCGAACATCATCGCCAAGAGCGGTAACGATCAGGAATACCGTCTCTACTACCTCGGATTCCTCAAGTCGGCCCTCGCCAACGGCAAGGCCGTGTCGGTCGGCGGCGCGACCCCGAACAAGCAGTATTCGCTCGTGGCCGTGACCTACGACGAAGACTCAACGGTCGGGCTGTACAATCCCAAGACCCTCAGCAACGGCAAACTCTTCGAGCAGCTGGTGCTGAACGGCGGGAACGAGTACGAGGTCGAGGCCGGTGGCAAGAAGTTCATCGGCAAGATGATCGCCAGTTTCATGCAGTTCGGCTTGCAGCTCGCCGACCCCCGGCTGGTCGGTGCGCTCGTCAACATCGAACCGGCCGTCAACGCCAGCGACCGCGACAAGATCGACGGTCTGCCGACCGCCGCGCAGATGGATGACCTGCTCTCCGGCGTCCGCGCCGGTACGAACACCGTCATCTACTGTCACCCGACGCTGGCGAAGACGATGGCAACCAAGTTCCAGCTGCCGCAGCGCCAGATCGGAAACGGCGAGACCGGAGTCCGCTACGCGCTCTACGACTGGCAGGGCATCCCCGTCGTCACCAGCTACAACATCGGCTGGGGCAACGAGGCTGTGGTGAGCCTCTAAATCCAACACAATTCAACAGGAGAAAACATCATGTGGAAACGCAATGAAGCCCATTTCGACGGCGACTATTTCTTCAAGGAACAGGCGCTCGCAACCGGAACCGACGCTCAGGTGAGCGAGGCGTTTGAACTCGGATGCACCGAGGGCGGAATCCGGGTGCGCGGATGGCTGGACGGCTCCGCCGTCTGCGCCTTTTCCGGGGCTAAGATCGAGATCGAAAACTGCGAGATCGAGACGGAGGGCGTCGCCAAATGCGCCGTATTTGTGGACGACGGCTCCGACGCGGTCATCAAAAGCAGCCGCCTGAGCATCATGGGCGGCAAGCTCTACGACGGCTATGTAAACTCCGCCGATTTCAACTACATGGTCGCGCCTCCCTGGGTGCTGGGCCTCATGGGCAACGCCCGCGGCACGAACCTCTTGGGCAACAAGGTCGCCATGGTGCTGGTCGATTCCGAGGTGAAGGCCGCGAACTGGGGCGCTCTTTCCACCGACAACGGCGAGGACAATATTCTCGTGGTCGCGGATTCGACCCTGAGGGTCGTCGGCTCCGAGGCCGATAAAAAAGACCCGTATCTTAAAAAATACGGCAGCGGCTACGGCACCTATATCCTCGGCTGCGACGAGGACTTCCGCGGCGTGAAGATGTACGCCGGCACTTACACCGGCATCGCCCGCGAGGGCAACGCGATCTACCGCTCCTCCAAGGGCACGATCAAGGTCGTCTCCCCCACCACCGGCGAGGTGATCTACGAGGGCGAGGGCAAGGGCGCGATCACGGAGCTGTACTCCGACGTGTTCGGAATCATGGCCCACGACAAGTCCGAGCTGACCCTGACCGACGGCACTGTGCTCGAGACCGGGGACGCGGCGTTTCTCATGCGTTCCGGCGGCGTTTACATCCGCGTGGAGGACGGTGCGAAGATCCGCACCGGCAGCGGCGTCGTGCTGCAGATCATCGACGACGACGATGCCTGCGTGGGCGTCGATTGGGGCGCTGAGAAGGAGCTGCAGTTCCACACCGATTTCTATGAAAAAGAGGGCTGGCCCAGCGAGAACGGGCAGATCAGCTCCATGATGCCGCCTCCCGATCCCTCCGATATGCCGCCTCCCCCGCCGATGGAGGAGGGCGAGGAGCCGCCCCAGCCGCTGTTCGACGTGCATTTCACCGCGTCCGACACGGTGCTGAACGGCGATCTGTTAAACGGCTCCGGCTACTATGGCCAGCAAGCCAAGCAGCTCTACGTCACCCTGGGCAAGGGCGCGGTATTAAACGGCGCGATCTCTGCCACCGAGACCATCCATGTGGATGAGCACGGCAAGCAGAACACCCACTTCACCATCGACGAGTACTACTACCTCGGCCATGTGAAAAACCGCGTGTTCTTTAACGGCGACAATCAGGTGGAGGTCGTGCTGGAGGCCGGCTCCGAGTGGAACGTCACCGGCGAGGGGATTATCACCTCCCTGACCGTGCAGGAGGGCGCGACATTCAACGGTAAGGTCACGCTCGACGGCGCGGAGATCGTTCCCGAGGCCGGAAAGACCTACACCGGCAAGATCACTGTCAGCGCGTA